CGGGCCACAGTATGTTCGTCAGTGAGAAGGCGTACACTGTCATAGTTGAGCGCGACGTCGTTGTTGTTTTGTAAACTCGTTCATCTCTATAATCATATTCCTATATACCTTGTCCATATAGGACGCGTCCTTTTTAAATAGCGGGTTCAGCTGTGGCGATATGCCTATCTCTTCTCCGTTAAGTTTCTTATATATATTCACCACGAGGCATCTCCCTTTGTGTGAGAGCCTATATAGGGTGGTCTGTTTCCCTGTGTTCTTCCTAAAGACTTGGAGCCATCCGTCCCTTAGCAGTCCATGGAACCTCCCATCGTCCCAAGACATACACTGCTCGAACTCTTTAAACTTTGACTTGTTAAATATCCCTTCGCTGTATAGGAACAGGAGCATCTCTATATCTGGCGTGCCTACGTTGTACTTTGCTTTGGCCCAGTACCGTATGACCCTCCAGTATTTCATGTAGTTTCTATTCATTTAAGTTGTATCTTTGCTACAAAGTTACACTAAACATGACACTATCCCAAACCTGTACTTGCAATTCTGGAAGCTGCTCTTGCGGCGCAGACTTTGCTTCTCCGTCTTTTCTGGACCAATCTAAACTTAAATCTACGGAGGATAAGATCCTTTCTGGCGAGACGGTGTGTAACGTCGACTCTCCTGAAGATTGTGAGAACTGCGGAAGTTAAGCTATGGCTAACAAGGCAAACATGTCCTGCAATAAAGTTACTCGTTCTGATCGGGCGGGTAAGAAGAAGATGGTCAAAGCTTGCTCGGGGGGTAAGGAGAAGCTTATCCATTTCGGAGCTAAGGGATATGGGCATAACTATTCCCCTGCGGCACGCAAATCTTTTAAGGCAAGACATAAGTGTAGCACTGCTAAGTCTAAGCTTACCGCTCGGTACTGGTCGTGTAAAAAACTTTGGGCAGGCAAGGGTGGTTCTACTAAGTCCAGCCCTAAAACCAAGAAGGGAAAATATTAGTATCTTTGTAAAAACAAACTACTATGCCTACAGTAAACTACAAGTGCGCCGATAGCGGTAAAACAAAAACCAAAACCTTCCCGTACAACGCGGTGGGTAAAGCTCAGGCGGGCGAGTTTGCTAAGAATATGGGCGGCTCTATAAACAACAATCCAGGCTACGGCATGGAGAAAAAAATGACATCAAGTTACTAATTATGAAAAGAGATTTATCAAAGCCGTTATCGGCAACATTCGGAGACCCTGTAAGGAAATCGACAAATCCAAATAAAGGAACCTCCACAAGAGCGGGGAAAAATCGCGCCACAACTTTCTCTTCACCGGGGGGAGGAGCTCCTGCCAAAAAAACTACAACGGTAACTCGAATTAGAAAAAATAAGCAGGGTGGAAATACGGTGTCGCAGAAGGTAAAAACCAAAGCTATATCAAACAAAAAATTCCAAAGAGTTTCTAAAAGGATTAAGAAAGGTGAAGCACGCCAAAAGAAAAGAAGTGAAAGAAAAGAGGGGAGACAGGATTAATGGCTGGACGTACTAAAAAGTTCCCAGAAATAAAAAAATCCAACGAGGGTAAGTTTACCTCGTGGGCTAAGAACAATGGGTTTAAGGACGCATGTAGTGCGGCCTCTGCTGTTATGAAAAAGACTGACAAGTACTCTAAGTCTGTAGTCGAGATGGCTAACTACGCGAATAACTTTGGTTGTAAAAGATAATGAAACGAACTCGCATCGCACCCTCAAGAGGTTTAGGTGATACTATAGAAAAGTTCACCACCGCTACTGGAATTAAGAAGGTAGTGGATGCGGTTACAGGATCCGATTGCGGATGCAATAAAAGAAAAGACACTTTAAATAGGGCGTTCCCCTACTAATAATAAAACGAAATGGCATATCAAAGATTACAAGTCAGTGAGGGGTTAGCAGTTATTCCAAGCGACACTGTCCCTATCCCAGACCCAGCAACGAAAGTGTTAACGGGCCAAGCAGATTTTTCTGTAGCGAGCACTCTTACGGAGGTGGGCTCAAGTTTTACTGAGGCGGGCATTCAGAAGAATGCTATTGTCTATAACACTACGGCTCAAATTGCTTACTTCGTCACGGATATAACGAGCGATCTTGTATTGGCTCTTAGCCCTGCCACTGTTGGTGGAGCTACAGATGACTACGTCATCTTCAACGCCCCCACTAAAGCTTGCACCCTATACTTAGGCGGCACAGGATCTCTTGTTGTAGAGATGGCTTCCAACCGGGACCAGCATCTTGCTGACGGTTCCGCACAACCTGCCCCTTCATTAACATTTATCGCCGCTCCTGGGAGCGCTTTCTTACCTCTCTTAGTAACTAAGGTGGGTGTTGCCTCTACAGCTTCTAACATAGTAGCTCTCTGGTAATATGCCTACAGGAATAGGATCAGGCATAGCGGGTGAGGTCTTCACAGACCAGATAGGCAGCGGCGGCGGCGGCTCTATTATTTGCCCTACGCGGTACTCTGTAAATTTAAACGGCGCGAGTCAGATTGGCACAGAAAGCGGGACGTCATTTGATCTCGGCGTCGATAACTTCTCATATTCTTTTTGGTTTAAAACTTCTGCGAGCGGAGTTTCTGGCATTGTTCGCACTGACGCTACTGCGGACGGGATGGACATATTCCTTAGCGCTACCGGACTTCTTACAGTTACCTGGACGACTGTCACCTTCCCTACTACAGCGTCCCTTAACGATGGGGAGTGGCACCATGCGGTGCTTTCTGTAGACCGTTTGGGATATTGGAGGTGGTATATAGATGGGGTAAACACTAATTCAGCTGACCACTCTTCTTTATCTGGCGACCCTGTCTCTAATACGGCTGCCATTTGGGGAGCAATAACATTAAGCGATATTTTCGACGGCAACCTTACCGAGCTTTCTATTTGGGGCACCGCTTTAAGTTCGAGCGAGGTCCTCACTATATACAACAATATGTTCGGGTCTCAGACCTGCCTTACCGACTTAACTTTCAGCAGCGGGAACCTTATACAAAACGGCTCCTTCAATGAGATCGGTCCTCAGCTTATAGATAACCCTACGTTCAACGCTCCTACCTCTCCTGATTTAATCACCAACGGGGACTTCAGTGCGGAGAGTATCAACCTTGTAGACAATCCAAACTTTACGGATGGGGGAAGTGATTTAATCGTAAACGGAATTTTTGACACAACCATTCCAATGAACTCTGCGGGTTCAGGATGGTACTCCCTGACGGGCGCGTCGTTTAATAATGTTGGGGGAGTTGATGGTTTGAAGATAGAAAGATTTACGGAAGCTGCATACGTCACAGCGGTAAACCTTACAAATGGAGGGTTGATAACAGCAAATACATCTTATAAAATATCGTATGAGGTACTCGAGAATAACGGCTCTGGGGGTGTTTATATTTTAGCGGGTGCGGGAACAGCAGTTAATGGAGCTATCACAACGGGCGTTACTCACACAATCTACATAACATCTGGCGCAAATACATATCTAAGATTCTACAACCAAACGAACAACTCTGACTATACAATTACAAATGTAACGTGCAAAGAACTCGGTGCGGATTGGCAAGACTATGGCAATCCTATTCCTGTTGCTTCATATGATGAGAATGGTTTAACGATAACTTCATACAACACGGTTTCAAATACCAACAGGGTGCTACAAGGTGCTGTAACCGCACCGAGCAAGTCCTACAAATTCACCTATACTATACATTCCGCTACTTTAACGGGTGCAAACAACGAATTGCAGTACTATAATGGTGTGACTTATATTGATTTGCCGACGGCTATAATTGGAACACCACAAACTTTTTACTATACGACACCCTCTACCCTCACTAACACATCTTGGTATTTCAGATTGGATAATCCTAACGGCTCTACCACCGACAATGTAACTATAAGCAATCTGACAGTCCAAGAACTCGGAGAGGGGTGGAATCATAATTCTATTTGGCAATTTGGAAATAACAGAGCGATAGCTGTTTCTACCAACTACACATCTGGAACATCCTTAAATCAATCATCGGTTTTAGAAGTAGGGAAATCCTACAAAGTGTCTTTTGAAGTTTTAGAAATTACTTCGGGTGCTTTTGAGATAAGAGCTGGTGCTGGTG